GTTCGTATCAGTGGACCAAATAACCAAAAGCCGGCCACTAGCGCGTTGTGTCCATCCACTGGCATTGATCGTCAGCAAATCAGGGGACCCAGCGATGAGACTGGGGTTGAATGTCAGAGCAGTGTTAGTGGTGAACGTACCGTTGTACACAGCGTAGTACGCACCCTCATTGGGCTGCGTCTTACGCAACTGGACGGTGTAGCGCGCCATCATGTAACCAGCTGTTGTGCTGGTGATCATGTGCTTGAATGCGCCTGGACTGTACAGTCTGCGTTCTCCGGTAGTGCCGGTTTTAAGCCAACCACTCTCACGTGGAGAGATTGCCGCTGGTGCCCAAATGGCGCCAACACAATGGTCTGCGGTGTTGAAGAAGTCCGTATAATCTGAGTACACGCGGTTGTCCTCAGGATCATAGTCCCACGCCATCATAACCGAGCCAGTTGAAGTGGCTGGGCAGATCGGGATATAACCAAATTCCAATTTGATTTTATACTCTTCAAATCCGCTCGCAATGTTGGACAGCCACTGGAATGTGTCTGTGGAGATCGTGAGGCTTGAGTTGGTGGTCAAGATCGGCAGGGCCTCCGTATGTGTGATCGTGACAACCCCGTTCATTGTGGCGAACTTTGGGGTGCCACTAGTTTTGCGTAGTGTTTGGGCCAAAGGAGCAATGGCGGATGCCATCTCTTGTCGACCCCCACCACGTTGCTGATAAGCACTGACAATACCGCGGACGGCACCAACCATTTGGTTGCCTGTCCAGCGTGCTATCGGTTGGGTGAACTGTTGAACCAGGTCACCCGATTTCCCGTTCTTCTTGGTCGCTTTCGTTTTGCGTGTCGTGATCATGTTTCGGTGGTCGTGTGAAACATTAGGCCTAGGCTCCTAACGCTCGTGGACCATTGATGCGAAGATCGTCGCGCTCAATCTCGTCGAAACAAACACTATCCAAGACCATCATGTCTAGGAGTTGTTCACTACACAGTTGCTCGTCGGGTCGCACACCGAAGGCATAGTAGTATGAGACGCGTGCTCTATCGTCAATGACAGCGTCCATACAACCTTCAGCTGCTTGCAGAACGTGACGGCCGCGATACACATGTTCTATGTGCTCACGGGTTGTCTCACGTCCCACGCGTTGGAAAACATTTGCAAAAGCATGTTGCACTGGCACACCCTTATTGAGCATCGTTCCGCACACACCAACTGCAGCACACCATTTGTAGTATGCCTTATTGTTGGGTATGCTCACGAGACACATAGGGTCTTTCTGTAACACAGTGTTATGGTTGCGGATCATGCGGTACCCGGTGCTAAGGTGTACGGGGCGCGTCTGGCAGAAATCGATCTGTTCGATTTCATACACCGGCGCCTCGGCCACCATGGCAAATCCTCGTTTGCGAAACCACCCGTCTAATCCACGGGAGAACGCTAACAAGTCGGTACTTTCCATGATCACCACGCAATCATCACCATTGTTGCAGAGCTCTACATTTACACCACGTGTAGCCGCGTAAGCGTACACGAGAGCGCACATGATAATGCAGTTGCCTAGTGAGGTGTTAATGTCCCCACTAGAACGTGTTCCACGCATGTCGAAGTCGACGTGCCCATCTGACACGTAAGCTCGACCGGTGTTACGCAGTTGCCAGCTGAGTAATTCACGCAAACGTTTATCATTTGGAAATAAACTCGTGTAGAAGGAGTGCTCATATTGCAGAGCAGCCACCGACACGTGCATGTCAAACTTGCTGGCATCCAGCCCAACCGCGACCGGCTCCCTAAAGCGTGCCCACTTGGCGGCAATTACAGCCGCCGCAACATCAGCGTTTACACCCTTGATGACAGTGTGACTGGTATAGCCACCGAACACCCCATTGATCGCTGCGAAGAACTTCTTCTCATTGAACTTGAGGTATCGTGCCAATTCAAGATTGTAACGCGGGCTGCGTGGGTTGATCACTCTAGGCGCTTTCCCGACATCCTGCTTCTCAAACTTCACAAAGGAACTCAACCGTGCATCCTTAGACTGCAATGGATCGCGATCCAGTGACTCGTGCGCTTTGGTGTACACCATACGCTTGCGGCCCGTGTAGGCGTCAACAACTTGCTGACGGCTAGCACGGGGGCATCGTACCATGCGACTAAGCACACCATCACGGAACCGATTGAGTTCTGCCGTGTGAAATCGAGATGACACCGTAGGAAGGGCAGGTCGGAACGCATCCCCCTCTTTGCAGAGGAAGTAGCGCTCAACGAATGCCCTTTCTACGGTGTCTACGTTGTTATTATAAACACCAAGGTTGTGATCCTGGCCAAACCCGTTTGCAACAACAAACTTGCGGGTTTTGCTTGCCTGCCCATTCCGATGCGCGCACAACGTACCAACCTTGCGAGCCTCAGCCAAAAGAGTCTGGGACACACGAGTGTTGCTACCACGCACCGAAACCGGGCGGACTCAGCAAACTGCTGGTGGTTCGGTGGGAATTGGCTGAACACCAAAAGCCCATCGACCCACCCTGGTCTGCCGGCTCCGCGCGGAGGGGATTCGATCGAACACGTTTTCTCCGAAGTAAGCGTTACGGACATGCAAACTATGACTCGCAATGTCAGCCTCACGCACCCCGTAGGATCGTGCCAAGCGGTTGTACTCACGTTCCAACAGCAGTTGGTTTGCGCTCGATGGGCCCATACGGCCGAGTCGACTGCGCAAAACCAATGTCATTGCTGCTGCGAATCGTGGCACAACACATACACGGTCGTTGGTCACCCCACCAACCTCAGTGTACGCGTCGCACTTGTGATCTGGTGAAACTGGGACGGCTTCCACAGGTTCACACATCGGCGCCACGCCCAGCTCATAACCGAAGTCATGCGCCGAGAGTATTGCCGCCTCTGCTGAATTGTTGCAACCCTGATAGTTGACAACACGCAACATCTCACGCCTAATATCTTCGCGGAGCAGCTCGTCAGCCACATACGCGTCGAAAGCTTCAGCGTTTGCACAACAGATGAAGGTTGTGGCAGCAGAGTGATGCCACCAAGCGCCAACACTACGCTTAAAGTTGTTCCATCTGGTCAGGATGGGATTCGTCTTTCCTCCGAGAGGCACGGTGTGTAAATCGTGTCCTGCTTGAATTGTCGCCATGGTAAGAGAATTGTGTTGGTTTGGGTGCCCTTTCACAGTAGGGGTAACTGGATGAGTGTCAGACATCACTGCTCCGGTTTGACAGGCCGGCAGGACTGGTGCTGGTGGCAGATGCTAACCTACCCGACGCTCGTAACCCAGCACACGGGCAAAGCCCCGATTGAGAACCCCTTGCAACGACGCTTGAGCCACAGGTTCCCCAAGTTGTTGTATCCTTTGTATGGACCAGTACCCTTG